AGAATTTGTAAATTTTCCGACTCCTTTTCTTTTACCGATTTTGTCTAAGCTATGAACATTTTCATAATTCGACTTGATCGGTCGAAGATATGTCTCATTTGCGACCACTAATCGTGCTGAGGCAGGAGTTAAAAATAAATTTCCACTAACTAGGTTGCCCCAGATTTTGTGTTGTTTACCGGTTATTTACTATAAACTTGAATGTTATTGGTACACATTCATTTCATTGCACCATTTTGAGGAGAATGATTATCTCCTTGATCTTATAAATTAATCAAACGATGCGATACAATCGTTGTTGTTATAGTTCACCAGTCCGAGTAGGGACTCTTGTTTTCTAGGTCATTTGTTCAATTTTTGAATATGACTAGTACGGCATGAAAGCTTTAATCCGCTTTCTCTAGAAAATTAGAGTTATGGTAAGTGCTATAATTGCAAGTTCTCCAATGTTGGCCCGAATGTTGGTAAATTGTATAGACTGATTTGAGAATTTGTATGTCACGACACTTTTATAGGACGTGATATGCGTGGGATTCTCTTGTAATCAGGTTAGGTGCCACACCCCACAATGTCAAATTTTATTAAAACCCCGTCCAGGATAGGACAAACCCAGCCCCCGTCGAGGTCACCAGCTTCTTCTCCTCGAGAGAAGATGCGTAGTGATCTGAGAAATATCACTGACCCTAGTGTTTTCTCCGCTGTTCTTTTCAAAGAAAAAGAAAAGAAGAAGGACAGGAGGAGGTCCGAAGCCCGAGATCGAAAGCATAGAATAAAACCACACATGTTGACTGCTAATTATGCATGTGATGAGTCTCCAGATCAAAAACCATTTAGAGATGGTTTGGATTACTCAGAGGTTTTGTTTGAGCCGCAGATGAACAACATCTTTGGAGGACAACATGTTCATTCGCTTGATCATGAGTCCAAACAGATGTTGTCGAACTTCCACGAGAGTGTCAATTCGTTCACAGAAAAGATTGATGGCCTCAAAGCCACGGTTGGTTTGGATGAACCAACAGCTGGCTTATTGAAAGATACCACGGATGGAATGTCGGACTTGGCAACTTTACTTGTTTTAGTTGCTATTGTTTGGATTCTCCAGCCGAAAACCAGAAATGAGAAACTCATGGCAGTGTTTATGTTCATGAGTGTTCTCGCAACAAGGAAAACTTTGAAGGATTTCTTCCTTTCGTCACCGCTTTTGAAGTGGTTTCAAGGTAGCAAGACAGTTGTGCCTCAAGCTCTCGGATTTGCATCCGATTGCGATAGTTTTGCAACTGTTCTTGTCACCATGATAAATACGGTTATTTGTGCCCAACATGGCACGTCCATTTTTGACCCCAAAACGTTTGTAAAGACGATGGGTGATTTGGGACGTGTTAACGGCACAGTTTCGAATATGGTGAAAGGAGTGAATTTGGTCGTTACGTATGTATTTTCGAGCATTGACTCGTGGTACAACGGGAAAGCATACTTTGTGCAGACAGGGCATGCTTTCATTGATGGGTTCCTTCAAGAGTCGACTGCTATTATAGATTCGTATGAGGCGAAAACCTTGTATAATCTTGAGTCGACTCTTGAGACAGTTAAGGCTGTTATCGAGCATGGAGTTTCTATACAAATGAAGATTCCAGGAACAAGTCAGTTTGCAGGAGTTCGTGCCTGCGTGATGAACCATATCGCAGAACTGACAAAAATTCGAAAGGCTCTTAATGCTTCGAATTTTAGATATGCTGGCATTCGACAAGAACCAGCAGTCTTGTTCTTTGCAGGTCCACCTGGGTCAATGAAGAGTCAAGCAATGCAACATGTTGCTCACGCGATCAACGCGCGCATCATGAACAATGTTGACTTTGATTTGTATTGTGAGAATCCTGCTTCTGGTGTGTTCACTCGAAATTTCGAAAATGTTTATTGGGATGGTTACAAACCAAACCAGAACATCGTTATTTTCGATGACATTTTCCAAGCTCGTGATATAGCTGGGTCTCCAGACAATGAAGCCATGAATTTTATTCGTGCGGTCAATGTGTTCAATTATGACCTGCACATGGCAGATTTGCCTGCGAAAGGAAACACAACTTTCCGATCAAAGTTTGTTCTTGCAAACTCAAATATGAAGAACATCAAATTGGAGAGTATCCATGATGTCGGTGCTGTCAAGCGCCGAATGGATCTTGTCTATGATGTTTGTATCAAGCCTGAGTATGCCAAGAATCCAGATGCTCCTGTCTGGAAGAGAAAGTCAGACCCTTCAAAATTTCCTGTTTGGACAATTGATGAGTGTCCAGACAAACCTGAACTCGTTGGAACGACGCGCACGCATCCAAGTATGTGCGAATTCCACTTGCAGAGGCTAGTCGCCGGAGATTTTGTTGACGCTGGTGTTGTCCATGAGTTTTCCGAGGTCCTTGAGAACTACTATGATCTGTATGTGTGTAAAACACGGCAGTTTGAGAGTTATATCAAAACCTTGGATGATACTCTAGATTTCACTCGGCGTGAACATCATTTCAAGAGTGATGGTGGTTCAGATTCCGGTTTAGAAATGGAAGAGGTGTCGCCGCAAATAGGCGATAATCCTGGAGTTCCTGAACAGGTGCTTGACCATGTGGATGAATTTGAAGCAGAGGCAATGCGTGATTTTGTTATTGAGGAAGAATATCTCAACAGAATCGAGTTCCCTGAAACGGTTCCTGATGATGTCGAGATTGATCCAAACACGCTCACCATTTTGACGCATTTGGCACTCGAGAACAATAAGATTTATCATGTTGTTTTCAGTGTTTACTGTAGAATATTGGCTTTTAGCAACCAGAGGAGGATGCACTGGACCGCAGCGCAACTCCTTAATATCACGATGTACATCATCGCCCAGCTCGTTTGGGATCAGTTTCACATTGATTTCAATAGAGATGGAGGAAGAGGATGGATTGACATGGTGTGGCAGCCAAATCTTGATGAATATGAATTCATCAGAGAGGCGTACACATGTGTTGCTGCTTGCTTGTTGCGTGACTTGGAGGAGAGTTCGTATACTCCTCAAATGGATGCAGGAAGTTCTTCAGGCCTCACACAAGAAGAGAAAGATGAAATATCCAGTGATATTAGACTATCGTTGTCTGGTTTCACGTTGGATAAGTTTAAAGCTCTTGAGGTCAAAAATCATGCAGCGTCACTCGCTGTGGAGGCTTTTGCTATGAAGATGCATGCGCAAGCTGTGTTCAGAATTGGCTATTCGATGTTGGTCAATGATGCTATGAATGCAGCTCTGTTTGCGTATGACAAGCTCCAATATGATGTTCATTGTATGGAGCAACGTCATGATGAAATTCTTGATTGTTGCTTCGACATGTACGAGAAATTGGAAAGATCTTCAACAGCAGATAGGAGGAAGAAATTAGTGACTGTTTGTCACAATATCCTGTCTGCTGCTTCAGCAGCAGCTTCGCCGTGGGTCATTCAATTGGGTAACGTATATTCAAATTGCGTTGCTTATATTGCCACCGCAGCACAAACTGTTTCTCATTTTGTGGGCACTGCAGCTAGTTGGTTGACACACACGAAGTATGGTGAAGTCCATCTAGAGTTGTTGAAACTTTCAGGAGCACTTCTTTTCGGAGCTGGCATTGCCAGGTTCTGTAGGTATGTGTTTCCTATTGTTATGACTTACTTTGGTGGAGAGGATGATGAGCCTCACTCAGATGAGAGGCATACTCGTAACCCTGCTCGTCACAAGATGAAGAGGGTTGCGAGGTTGTTCAAGCCTCGGAGTGGGAATCCGCAATCTGTGTCATCAAGTAACCCCAACTTGGTGAGTGTTATGCAAATGGTTGTGAAAAGATCTATGTTCAGTCTGTGGCTTCCTCTTGGAGATGAAGCTACGCCTGAGGCCTCTCACCGTTGCAGTGGATATGCACTCGGTGTAAGAGGCAGGACATTGATGGTTCCTTATCACTTTGGATCTTGTTTAGATTCCAAGGTGAAGGAGGGATCTATCAAGTTGGAGGATTCCTGCGTTTTGAAGAGACCAGGAAGTGATTCCCCATTCTTTTGGTTCACGGTCAAGGAGTTTCTTGATGGATTCTTTGATTGGGGACCTGGCGAACAGCAGGATATTGCGTTCGTTAGGATGCCAAAACACTTCCAACCAGTGAAGGATATTGTTTCTCACATTGTTACTGAGAAGGCAGCAGAGAGATATACGAAGGTGGATTCTGTGCTATTCATTCCTAGAGATGATAAGGAGTTGCATTCAGTTGTTGCCCAAAGAGGATCCAATTGTAAAGTTGGATCCCCAGAGTATGAGGACTACGTTGTCAAAGACGTTTTCTATTATAATGCTCACACGACTGAAGGTGACTGTGGATCGATCCTTTATGTGAATGACAAATCCAGTCCGGCTTTAATAACTGGTATGCATGTTGCAGGTGCCACAGCTCTTAGAGTTGGTATTGCAGCTTGTTTGACTCGAGAGTTTGTTGAAGCAGGACTTCAATTTGCTGGTGAAGATTATCAGGACACTGAGATCGATATACCCGTGGTCCCAACTGATTCAGTACCACCTCAAATGTTCGCTGTAGGCCAAGTTGCTCCTGGAACACGTTTTCCGAATAGGATATCGCGCTCCAAGTTGAGACCCTCGCCGTTGAAAGACAAGGCTTGGGTTTCTAAGAAGAGGCCTTCGCGACTCATGCCATTCGTAACGCCAGAAGGTGAGCGCATTGATCCTTTGCGCAAGGCCCTCTGGGAATATGGTGTTGATGTGCCGAACATCTTGGCACATGATGTAGAGGAGGCAAAACAGAGTCTTAAAGACATGTTAAACCACACCTCGAAACATAATGTGCCCAAGATTGTTTATCACTTTGAGGAAGCTGTTCTTGGTGACGGTCCTGGATCAGAGTTTGCATCAATCCCTAGAGGAACATCAGCTGGTTATCCGTACAATTGCATGCCTGGAATCACATCTAAGGCACGCTTCTTTGGGACGGGTGATGAGTATGATCTCAAGAATCCAGCCTGTCGAGAACTAAGAGAGAAAGTTTACTCTACCCTCGCTTCCGCTAAGCGAGGCATCCGACTTCAGCACGTGTTCACCGACTCGTTGAAAGATGAGAGGAGATCATTTGCGAAGTACGATGCTGGAGAGACGAGAATGTTCTCAGGTTGTCCAATCGTTTTGTTGATAGTGTCTCGTATGTTGTTCGGGGCTTTCCAGAAATGGATTATTAAGAACCGAATTGACAACGGGATTGCTATTGGCATTAACGAGTATGGAGATGAGTGGGATTATGCTGCGGGTAAGTTACTTCAGTTTGGCGTGAAGCAGAATGTTGGGGCTGGAGATTATAAAGGCTTTGACAAGCGCCAATTTGCAATTATCATGCGTGCTATTCTTGAGATCATTCAAGAGTGGTATGCCTCTGATGATGCTGAAGAGAACTTGGCCAGAGAAACTATCTGGCTTGAGTTGACTAACTCGCTCCATATCAATGATGGTGTTTTGATGTATTGGCTCATGAGTCTCCCATCTGGTCACCCCCTCACAGCTGTCGTGAATTGTCTGTACAATCACATGTGCTTTCGCATTTGTTGGGACAATATCATGTTCGATAAGGGTTGGGATGCAGATTTCAATGGAAATTGTTATCTTCTAGTTCTTGGAGATGATAATGTGTTTAGTGTGAAAAGCTTGGACTTTGGCTTTAATGAGAAGGCGATCTCAGTTGAGATGAAGTGTCTTGGACACATATATACCCCCGAGAATAAAGATTTAGCCAATCATGCTGACGAATTGCGTTATATTGAGGAGGTCACGTTCCTCAAGAGATCATTTGTCAAGTATAGAGGCTTGTATCGTGCGCCTCTTGATCTCGAAACCGTCATGGATATTCCAAATTGGATACGTGACGGGGCCAATGTGTACGGCGACACAGAGGCAAATGTGAAGATAGCTCTAGAAGAACTTTCTCTTCATGGCATTGATGTCTACAATGCTTTGAGTAAGAAGCTCTTGGATGCTGTCGGAGACACTCATGGTTTGTCTATGCCTGAGTGCACCTCCTACAACAAATTGTTCGAAATGGTCACCTCTCGTGGGACATCACCGAGAGAAACCAGAAGCTTCATCTTTGGTTACGGCAGTACCAGTGGCACAAACGCGGAACCACAAATTGGTGCTGAACGCTCTGATGAAGAACAGGCTCCTGTATTTACAGGTACTTCCAGGATGGCCTGCTGGCAGCCCCAGCTATATCCAGGATCCCGCAAACCTCACGTCCGACTGATTCATCGGCGTGTTGTAAAACGAATTGCTACAACAAATGAAAACCCAGCGCTTGGAAATGATAATCGGCTAACTGTTACCCGCACCGAGGGAGGTGGAGATGATAACTCATCTTCTGTAACTCGGATGGTTTCAGACGCTGACGTGGTGGTTGGAATGCCACTAATTGAAAGACAACTCGACCCAGCACTTCTTGGGACAGCACAGACAGGCAACGTTCAGAGCGTTGCTGATTTCCTAGCTCGCCCCCAGATGGTGTACGGAGGTTCATTT